ACTGTAGTTTCCTAACCGGCATTCTGTCCTCACTCTGCGTACTCACCGCTAGAGATCATGTCAGTCAATTCTAAAGCACGACCACCCACTTGTTTAGCCCACCTAGAATCAAGGAACTCAGTCGCTGCAACCTTATACTCGCCTTCTTCCATAGCAGCCAAAGCACGTTTGAAAAGACGTAATCTAGTTGCACCTAGGTTAAAAGATATATCAATCATCGCGTCTCTACGAACGTCATCAAGGTCGTTAAACCACGGATACTCAGCAGCTAACTCTTTAATTACTCTTTCAATATCGTTCTGCAACAGGTAGTCAATCTCGTCGTCAGACAGCCCCATGCCACCTGCTTGATCTATATTACGACCTACACCTACAGTAATCTTGCCTTCTGAACATTCGTACGCATGAGTCTCCACGCCTTCATGTCGTTTCAGCATAGCCAGCAGCTTGTCCATTAGTTACCCCTGTTATTGCTAGAGCCGAAGAAGAACGCTGAAATACCAGATATCAGCCCCCCTAGATATCCTAAGATAATGTTGGCTAGAGCATCGTCTACTGCTTCAGCGCGAAAAGTCACTAGAAATATGTAAAACAAGAAACCAAGCAAGCTGATAATCGCAAATATCTTAGGGGTAGGGTCTTCACCGAATATCTCTCTGGCTGACTGCCGATCCTGAACTTCAACCTTGAAGTTTTCTAGGTCAATCTTGCGCTCATCTAGCGTTTTTTTGAATTCGTTTTCTGCTTGCTGCAATAGCTCTATAGAGGTGGGGTTATCCTCAATATATTTTTCTAACTTTGCGGGGTCTGTAGTGTTGGACACCCCTAGCTTGTCTGCCACGAGCTTAACAGCCATGCCGCCCATAGGCCCACCAATGGCTTTGCCGACAGTCGGGGCCAGTGACGCTAACAACCCTTTTAATTTCATACTTCCACCATAAACGTGCTTTTGGGCGGGTTTTCTACCCTGTCTCTTGGGTATGGAGCGATACCTAAATGGTCAATCATTATACCGAAGCTCTCTATCTTCTGAGCAACCTTATCAATGTTTTGCTTTGCATAAGCAGCAGTGCCGGGATTATCAAACCACATGTTGAACCTCCCACGGTTCTCGGTCACTCGTCCTTGGAGCCAGATATGGTCACGCTCACCAATATCCGTTTCGATGTTAATTTCCCAATCTTCCTCAGTGTTGCCTAGTAGCGCCTCGAACCCCATCCATTCTTCTTCACCGCTGTTGATCTCCCCGTCAGTAAAATCCACATAGGTCTCACCGAGTTTCACATCTTCGAGGTCTCTTGCCTCTGGAGCATCCCATGCCCACGAGTTCTTTTCAGTATCGTACCTGTTTATCTCGTACTCTATCTGTGGCAAGTCTTCTAGGTCTATCTCGCCAAATACTGAGTTGTCTCCGTTTTCTATGGCTGCTTTAAGATCAGTAAGCAGCTTTTCTACATCTGTACTGTTGTCTATCTTGGCAGATGTATTTTCAAATACTCTATCTAGCTTGGATTGTCTTGTAGGCTCTTGCCCTTCAGTCTTTGTCTCTTGTTTAGCTTCTGTCTTTTCAGGAGTCTCGGCTGACCTTACCCTGACATTAACATCTTCACCGGATACCTGTGCGAAGCTGCCAACTAAATTTACTTCGCCATTCTCAGTGCTTATTGTGACTGAGTTACCGTCTTCAGATACTGACCCTTTAACTGTCTGACCTTCAGGAAGATCAAGCTCTTTTACCGTGTCAGAAGATAGCGTAACCGTAAGACTTTGAGTTGTATCTACCTGCGCTGCGTTGTAGTTCGCAATCGGGTTTTCTGGCGAAATAATCATCCATCACAGCGTCAACAAATAGATTCTCGTAAGAGCATCTATGTTTCGGATGACTTTCCCTCGGCATCCTCCTCGACGATCTCGTCAATACTTTCGCATACATCAGGAACAGCTATGCCTGTAGTTACTTCAGTAGCCACACGACCAACAGCACGTATGCCCTTGTATACACCAGAGCAGTACAAGTCTTTGTTAGCAATCATGTCTTCAGAGATTGTGCATCCAGAAAATACAAATAAACTAATTACTACGGGAATCAATTTCATTTTCTATCCTTTTTAACTCTTGCATTTCGCCTTTACTTAGAGGCACAACTTTCTTAGCTTCTCGCTCTTGACCATCGAGAAACTCTTTTAACCTTTCTTTGTAACCCGCCATCATATGATCGCTTATTCGATCTTTCAGCCCACCTCTGTCAGCAACTCTGGTGTCCTTGCTGGGGTTTATGTAATCCGGGCCGGTATTGCTAAAATACAGCATGGTCTGTGATTTGGAAGGGCCGTAACAAAGCCTCGGCACACGAGCCACTATGTCGCTACCATGCACGCAAGATATTTGATTATCCAGAGTCATTGGCTTTTTAAACCCTTTGAAAAACACGTTTGGTTTGCCAAAGGTAATTAAGTTTATATTGTCGTGTTTGCCGTTCAGCATGGAAGCCGACAACTCTGCCAACGCTCCTCCTAAGCTATGTCCCGTTATGAGTGTGCGTTTCTTAGGGTCTATATGCTCCTTGACCTCTCTCCATACAGACTTGTGCGCTAGGGTAAAACCACCGTGACACAGCCTACCTGCATATGGCAAAGGTATGACGTTTATATCAGTAAGCACATCCATCTTCTGCTCTGTGCCTCGGAAAGCTATGATGTCTATGGACTTACGTTTTGCTACATATACTGTAGTAGATGTCCATCGGCTTTCTATTTTGATAGCCTCATCATTGCTGTCGTTGTAAGCCTTCATCGCCCAAGAGCAGGCCATATTTAAAAGCACAGGATCAAGTTTCATTTATCAGCCTTGCTATCAAGTCGCTTGAAGATCGCACCCAGCAGGTCTTTGATCTCTCGGATGTCTTCACGGTAATCGTCTTTCGCAACATACTTCTCAGAGATTTGCTTCATCTCTAAATCTAGCCTGTCGAGCAGTGTGTACACGCGATTGTACGCCCACGCTGCCAAGAAACCACCGATCAAGATAATTACATCAAATACTATCTGACCAGTTAGCTCCATTAACTAGGCTCCGTAGGCCAAGTAATGCTGTTGGGAAATCCTGACTGTGCTGGCACATCGCGCAGAGCTTGTCGATAAGTCTTCCACTCATCGGATAAAGTCAGATCACTCCCTGCCCGCCAATCAGTAGCTGCAAGCAAGTTGTCTCTTCGATTCCGCATATCAGCCGCAAGGCCAGTTGTATAATCTGTTTTTTGCTGCGCTGTTTTGTCATCAACAGAATAGGCAAAAGTCCAGACATCATCGACCAATGTTGCTTCCGCAGAGCGCGTTAAGTTCTGTGTCGATACGTCATAACTAGGTACTTCACCATCGACAGCAGGATATACATCAAACGCGGCGAGTAAATCATTATCGATATCTTTTGGAAAAGATACGTTTACATTATCGGCTTTTAACTGGGACACAGAATACTCAGTTCCCTTACCGTCATTTACTTTTACATACATAATTATAACTTCACTATAGTTGGCGAAATGGTAATCGCAGACATATTGTTTATGGTTGCATTTCCTGTCGAGGGCGGTGTCGCAGAATCTAGCGTGTAACTTCTGTTATAAGGAGCGTTCGATTGTGTGTTAGGACTTGCGTTACTGTTGATTATGGAAGTTACATCCTCAAACTTCCATCCGTTGTAAGTCCCCATTGTTAGCGTACTGAAATCAGTTGGCATCTTAATAACAAAAAGCTCCTGATCCGATTTATCATTTTTACCCTTGTTTCCGTAAAAGGCGACCACCAAGTCCTCATCGTTATTTCGGAGCATGCAATTTATACCTTGTTCAATTTGAATGCCCGCATAACTTAAATTATTACTCGAAGTTACGCCACTTGTAGTGTCAAGCGATATTGCAATGGCTTTATTCAAAGTTAGATTGAAAGTATGCTGCAAAATAAGCACCGAGCCTCTATTGCGTGTATAGGTACCTGATCCACTCCACGTTGGTCGCCATTTCCACAGCCCTGTTGAATAGACATAAGTGCTTCTAGTTTGGTCAACTAGCACCTGACGCAACTCAGCATACGTTGTAATCGAATTATAGGAAATCTGCCTATTCATATCGTATTGGTAATAACCACTGCCACCGCTGTCATACCTGAAAAAACGCCAATAATTGTTTTCATCTGAAATAAAAACATAATCAGAGCCATCTGCTTGGATAGCCTGTCGCGGGGCGTGACCTAGTTCATTAAAACTTGAAGCACTTGGCGGGTGCTGCTTGACATAATCTGGACTACCGGGGGCTGTGCCGCTGCCAGTTGCAGGATATTTATTGACGTAAGCGCTGTTGCCATCATTCATAAGAGTCACTAACTTGTCATTCTGCCAAGCCAGAGCCTGAAAATCGCCGCCTTCGCTGTATGTAGCCTCATAAAAATGAGCGAAGCCACCACCTGTGGTGTATGTTAATCCATACAACCTGTCGCCAGAGCCATAATAGATTCTTCCGCTGGTGGGATGCACAGCAAACGGTTTGTAGTATTGGGCATCCGTACAAACATAAGTCCCATTTTGTGTCCCGTCTTTATCAAAAGCCCCAAGAGCATCTACGTCGCTAGAACCGTTATAAAAACGTCCACCAACAAATTGCACTCCAAGTGTCGTGCTCCATTGTGCATTTCTATAATTCCCGTCTCTATCAGCATTCAAAAATTTGTTTGTGAGTAAACTTCCATCGATAATATTTACTCTGGTGTAGTTTTGCCCTCTCACATCTGTTGTGTAATACACATTACAGTTTGACCAAAGACCCAAGGTATCATCTGCCAAGTCAACGATTGTTTCGACTTTTGATGTTACACCAGCACCCGAAACAGAACCGTTATAAGTATATTTGGCAATGTAATAACTCTCGCCGCCAGCACCTGCCGCTGCAAGAGGAACAATAGTTGTGCTTGTAAAACTCATGCGAGTGCATCTCCAGCTAAGAAGCCATACCAGATCGTGCCACCGTCATGTGTGATAAAACCTAAAATATCAGTCTCGCCAGACGCGGGAGCATCGGGGGCAGAACCTCCGGCCCAATCCACGGAAGTCGGCCAAGTTATTGTGTGTGTTCCACCTGCTGTTAGCTTGATCAACATCCCATAAGCCGTGCCACTAGAAGGAGGGTTGCTGAAGGTAAAAGTCGTGTTGCCAGAAGTTGAGAGGTAAAACACGTTTCCTGTTTCACAATCTACAGTGGGTGTCGTGCCTGATAGAGTTACGAATGTCTCGTTGTAGCTCTTGGCAATAAGTTCTTCAGACAAAGTTACATCGCCGTTAGCATCGGCAGTTAATGCCTTTGACGCCTGACTTGTACCTAAAGTAGTTATATCAACATAATTAAGCTCAGTGGTGGTGGCCGTTACGCCATCGAGTAAATTAAGTTCTGTTGCAGTAGCTGTAATGGCACTGCCTGCTATCTGTAGTGTAGTAGCGTTAACCTCTCCAGAAGAACCGTAGATGACCGCTTTGCTATTTACAATAGTGCCTGCACTAGAGCCGTCTATTAAGTTCAATTCTGCTGCTGTGCTTGTAATTGCGTTACCAGCAATTTGAAGCGTGGTGCCATTAACTTCTCCAGAAGAACCATAAATAACTGCTTTACTATTTACGATAGTGCCTGCACTAGAACCATCTACAAGGTTAAGCTCAGAGGCTGTAGAAGTTACGTCTGTAAGCTGAGTAACGGCAACTTGAGGACTTGCCAAAACTACTGCTGCGCCAGACCCTGCACCATCTAAATAAACTAGTGCAGTCTTGCCGTTGGCTATAGTTACGTTTGCTCCAGAGCCTTGGCTAATATTTATTGACTGACTACCGGAAGTAGCGTTCTCGATAAACATCACACGGGAGACAGTATTAGGCCCAATGGTCAAAGTTCGAGTTGTGCTTAAACTTGTTCCTGACGTTACTTTAAAATAGAGAGCACGCGCTGGATCAGTAGAACCATCTGCCACCGTGGTTGTAACGTCTGCATCAGAACTAAAGGATGCTTGTGTGGCGAATCCTAACGATTCTCCAATAAGCTCAAGGTTGGTGTTTGTACTTGTACCCCAAGTGCCATCTTCATCACCCGTGGTGATTTCTTTGAGCCTTAGATTATTTACATAAGTTGCCATGATTCACCTCATTAAGCGGCAGTATCTATGTCTATCCAATTAGGTGTCTGACTATCTTCTACGTTAGTCCAGCCACCCCTAGTTATTGTTCCAACTGCTCCTGTGCCTGATACACCTGTAGGGATTATTGTTTCATCTACGTCGGTATCTAAACTTCCTATCGCACCTGTGCCTGAGACCCCCGTTACTGCTGGAACTACCGTAGCGCCATCTGCGCCTATTTGTCCTGTTCCAAGCACTCCTGTAGGAGCTACATTTTTATCATATACAGGTAAGGCTGTCCCTATTGCTCCTGTGCCTGCAACTCCCGTTACTATTGGCGCAGGGGTGTCTGTAACTGTTCCTATTGCACTTGTGCCGCTAACTCCACTAACTGTGCGAGTAACCGCTATGGTTGTGGTGCCTATGCCGCCGGTGCCAACTACGCCTGTGGGAGTAAATAACTCTCCAACCGTTGTAGCTACAGTCCCTATTGCTCCTGTGCCTGACACACCTATGGGGATTACAATGTCATCTACTACGACAACAAAACCACCCATTTGTCCGGTGCCGGACACTCCTGTCGGAGTAATCGAGCCACTATAGTTAGTAGCTACCGTCCCTACTGCGCCTGTCCCTACAACTCCCGTAGGAGCTACATTATCTCCCAGTACAATAACTGTGGTGCCTATGGCTCCTGTGCCGGTAACTCCTGTCGGAACTATATTTTCCGACAAACTTATTACTACCGACCCTACGGCTCCAGTGCCAGCTACAGAGACATTACCATTGTCTCCCCAGCCTCCGTCACCCCAAGCGTTATTACCCCAAGTGGAGCCAAGGCTTACAACAGTTCCTATACCATCCCAAGTACCTGTTCCCCAAGTGCCATCACCCCACCCTCTTGTTGGTCTGGAAATAGACACGAAACAGTCCTACTTAGGCTATGCGAATAATCGCAGTAGATGCAGCGGCGGCAGGAAACTGAATCTGAAAATCTCCAGAACTTACAGTTTGATCTCCACCGAAACTCAATACCGCAACCGCAGAGTTAGAGTTGTTTGTGTTGTATATAACAGCACCACAGGTAGTAAAAGATGCGCTCGACCAAGTAGTATCAGCAAAATCACAAATGGCAGTTGTGCCGTCATTTGTAGGTGTCACGTTGGTTAGAGTGTTACCACCTGCGCTATACGCTGATCCACTAGTGTTAGTGGTCTCATCACTGTTACCTGTAACGGTAGAATAATTAGTGGTGGCAGCACCATAAGTGCCTGAACCTGCTGATACAGATTTAAGTAGCGCAATCTTGAGTGCATCTGCTCCATTTTGTAGATCGTGTAGCCCTTTGAATAGCTCTACCTTAAAGCTAGTGGGCATCGCTGTAGATATAGTAATAGCCATGTTAAGTCTCCAATAGTTTCACAAGTTCCGAATGCCCAGCGGCTCGAAATTGGTTTGCAAGTGTGGTGCGGTCTGAACGTATAGCTTGTCTTATACCCTCGACCAACACTCCTCGAATCTGGTCTTTAAATGCTTCTGCCTGTTCTCTTATAACAGGATGAGCGTTCCCGCCCACATGTATAATCTTGTTTAAGATTTGTTCTGCCATCTCTTCGGCAGTAAACCCCCGTCCTGATACTGTGTTAACCGTAAAGTTACCTATCTGTAATGCACCATTAGCACTCAGCATTACGCTACCTCTCTCCTAGTCTGACCCGAGCGATAAGTATCTTCACGTAGCTTGCCATCACCAAGGTTTTTCAGTAGAGCTATAGCTTGGACATATAGTTTTTCGTACAACGCCACCATGTCTCCTTCACCCTTTTGAAAACGTATGGCCTCAACTAAAGCTCCATTTAATAGCGCAGAGTCAAAGTTAGTGCCTAGCCAAGTAGTTCCAGCGGTCACTATGGACTCTGGATAATAAGCAAAATGTAATTCGGCAGAGAAACTAGCATTTGGCGTTGGGCCTACAATAAAAGTATCCGAATCAAATATGGCGTAGTGCTTAGGTATCCCTGTTGTTGCTGGGTTAGGATAAGCCTCACGTATAAAGTTAGAGTCTTTGTCTAATAAGTATATGTAATCACTGCCGCTTATAATTGCTAGAGAATATACATACAGCATATTAGTCGGCATCGTTAAATACTTATTGCCGGACGTAAGCGTGCCGGTCTGATTTTTACGAAGCGCAGGTAGCTGTACAGTGTTGTATATCTTTTGCTCTGCTTGTTGAACAAACATAGCGTGCTGATCTGCCGTGAACGTCTGTTCGCAGATGTCTTCTACGTTTGCTTTTAGTTCAGTGTAATTCACTACGCCATTGGCCCTCTTGCCATAGTGCCTTTGGTAGCCGCACCAGTGCCGCGTATCTTGATGCCGCTGGTTTTCATGTTTATCGGCTTATTAACGTCCGTACCAGCGTCATACATTGTTGGCTGATTTGGATGTTCTATAACTTTTGGTGCTTCCTTAGTTTCACGTTTCATGTTGTACCTCTACACTATAGTTATGTTGCCTACCATAGAGCCATGATTCGTGCATTGATACACTAAACTTGTATCACTTGGCTCATGTGGAACAATAAATTGTGTTAAACCTGTTGTAGAATTATAGTTTTCTGTAACCCCCGTTGTAAAAGCAGAACCACCGTTTGAAGTTCTAATCTGCAAAGGATGACTTCCTACGTTAGCGGTGTTGTCTATAAGATAAGTATGCCCTTTATAGAAAGTAAAGTTGGGATTGTTCCCAGATGTAGCACCGGGGCCGGTGAAAGTATACGCGGAACTTCCTACCACACCTGCTGTATATTTAGTTACAGGCCCAGTTGTTTCATCGTTTAACCTTATCCATGCACCACCATGTGCAAAATAAAGCCCCCCAGTTGCATGTACATGAGCTACGGCACCATGATAAGTAGACGCGCTGGGTAAATCGCTCAAAGCCGCATAATAAAATACAATTTTATTAGCACCGGAACTCACATCTAATAAACCGCTAGAGTCTATAATGTCCGTAAGAGTCGTACCATTTCCAAGCGCGGCATAAACTTCATTAAAGTTGTCATTGATTTTATCCGCACCCGCACGAAGAGTATCACCTGTTCCGTCATTGGCAGAAGAACCTATGCCTACTGTTTGTTTTGCCATGCTCTATCCTTCGTCGAATGTCTTTGCGGTTGAGTCAAGCGTAACTGAAGTGCTGTCAAATCTAGCCGCGCTTGTTGCTGAAATACTTACAGACCCTATATCCCCTACAGCGTTTACACTACCGCTTGCTTGCACCACATTACCTGAGACAACTCCTGATAATGTGACTTCACCCACTTTGCCAAACCCAACCACTATGGAGGGGTCTATTGGCTCTATGTGCGCCCTGCTTGCTGCTAACTCCGCAAAATCCGGTCTAGGATTTCTTATAGCTTGCGGGTCATCTACCGGAAACTCACCTAATCTATTTTGTGGATGATCCGGGTTCCAACATTCAGGACACGCCTTTAACTCCGTAACTTTGTTTTTCTTTACTAAGTTCCTAAGCTCTCTTAATTCGTACTGAAAGCCACATATATCACATATGGCTAACGCTCTTTGGCTAGAAGCAAAACGCTGTGTCATGTCTACCTCATGCCATACATTCGTGGCACTAAGCTAATAGATGCCTTTTCTCTATCCTCTTGTGCAGCTAAATCAAACTGTCTTTCATACTCTGTCTGTAGCATGGATATACGTGGTGCTAACTCTGGGTCTTTTTGAGCTATGTAATAAGCAAGCCCCGCAACTAGACAAGGCAAGAACCTGAAATTAACATCTGCATTTTCTACACCACTGCCTGCATCTTGTATACGTCGCATTCTGTAGTATTTCAAAACATACGTGCTAGACGCATCAGGCACGGGCCACACATTAACAGAAGGATTAGCTTGCCCTCTATCTATGTATATCTGTATAGGGCGACCCTGCGTTAGTTTGTTAGGTATACTGGCGTAAGTAGAAACACTTATACGAGATATACTGAGATCAGACTGAGTAGACACATTACCACTACCAGTGCGTATAACATGCTCAAGCAAATCAATGGTATCCGCCGGTAAGTCATACGACGAAGTTCCTTGTACCAAGCTGATGGTGCCTTCATCAATAGTCCACATGTTGATACCACGGTTCTGCCACTCAATAGTGAGTAGGTTCATTGACCTACGTGCAGTACGCAGGTCATAACCCGAACGCATCTCACGGCCAGCACGTTCCCACGCTTCTTCAGCGATTTCCGTGAAGTCCATATTGAACGTGGTAGTTCCCGAGGTAGCCATTATTTACTTCTTCTTTTTCTTCATTGG